CTTTTGGTTGTTTGACATCCAAGACTATCTGTTACTGTACAACTATATGTACCTTGGGTTAGTCCCGTAATGATTTGTGTTGTTTCACCATTACTCCACAAGTAAGTATAAGGACCCGTTCCTGTAACTCCAGTAACCGCTAACTTACCCCAATTCTGAACGCAGTTTGAAGTATTAACTTTCCAAAATCCAAAATCAACAGCAGTACTTGCACTAATAACCGCGTTTTCAGTATATGCTGTTGCTAAACCATTATCAACAACTATCGCATTATAAATTCCGTTACCTAAGTCTGTAAAGTTATGTGGAAAAACTGTTGCAACTTCCGTTGAATTATAAACGCCATCTTTATATAATAATATTGTATACGGTGACCCTGATGTTGCGGCACTTACCTGTAAAAATCCATTATTCACACCACAAGTGGTTCCACTTGCATTAAATATTTTAGCATCGAAACACCCACTTACCGTTACGTTAATGTATAATTCATTATTTTGTAAACCTTGTGAATCATTTAATCTGAATACATATGTCCCACCAGAAAGTCCTGAAAATGTAATTTGTGTTGTACCTGTTTGAGCACTTATTGTTGGGTCAAAAACATTATCAATAGTATATGGTGGAACACCTCCAATTGGATAAAATACAATCGTTCCTGTTGCAGCTGAACACACACCAGTTAATGCGAAACTATAATCTAAAACTCCTTGATTACAATTTATAGTACAGGTTTGTCCTGTTGCAATGTATACACCTATTGATGACCCTGTATAAGTTTCATCTAAACAAATGCTTTCCCCAACAGACGCACCTGTTCTCGTGAAACCACAACAATCTATATATGTATATACCCCGTTAGTTAAACCTGAAACACAAGCCATTTTTTATATTAACAAATTACGTATCCGCTACCAGTGTTTTGGATGTTTATGTATATGTTGTTAGACCCACTAACAACTGTGATTGTATTGTAAGAACTAATTCCACAATACCCAGTATAAATACCACTATTGTTACCATTACCAAAAGTAATATTATTAAATGTCGAATTTAATACCCCAAAGTCAATAACACTACCAACAACATCTGAAGTTCCATACGCAGTGTAATTTTGGAAAGTTGATGGTTTATTTCCAACTGTTTGACCATTTAAATAAGTCCAAGCGCCACCATTAACTCTATATACAAACGATACGTTTGCTGGTGAAGCAACAGGAGCACCAAAATAGAAACTAACCTCAGCATAAACTGGAGTAGATGTTGGTGTTGGAGTTGGAGTAGGTGTTGGAGTTGGAGTAGGTGTTGGTTGTGGTGGTGTACAATTTATATCTATATCAATACCAATATTTAAGTATAAAGTACTAGCTGAGAAATTATCATAACAAGACGAATTACTAACAATTAAACTGTTACCCGCAAAATAATAGTTTAATCCGTAGTTATATAAACCCGCAAGTTCAGTATCTAAAGCATTAATTAATTGAGTTTGTGTAGGATAATCGTTAATACCGTATCCCGTATAGAATTGTTCTTGAACTAATATTTGTGAATCCAATCTACAATCAACATACCAATTAGAAACAATACTATTCAAGTCACACATGTTTTGTGTAAATCCGCTTTGAGCTAGTAAACTTGAAAGTAAAGATTGAATCATTTCTGAAGGTGACCCTTGGATTGTGCAAGTGAGTGTTTGGTCAATACAGTCATAAGCAAATGGTTGTCCTGTGTATTTACATGGAATACAATCAACCGGAATAAATTGACACCCTCTTTGTCTTCTCCAAACATATTTTTGTCTATGGAAAATAGAGTTTTCCATTTTTTGACCTGTTAACCACAATGATGTACCAGGAACCATTTGTTCCAATAATCTTTGCCAATAATCACCAAGTCCTAAAGTGTAATCAATCATCTTTTGGTAAGTGAAGTTATTGTTTGGTATACCTACAGTTTGTTCAGATTGTAAATAATTCCAAAATACAGATTGTAAAGTCGGATACCCACCGGTTTTACCATCACTTATTGTTTGTCTATTTCTTACATTTATAAAATTGTTATAGAAACTTTGAGCAAACTCAAAGAATGTTTTTTGTTTTGGTTTTGGGTCAATGTGTGTCCAATCCACATTACCCGGATATGGATATGGTGCGGTTAAACCTGAATTAGGAATTGGGTAATCATATTTAACTGACATATCCCATACATCATATACCATACCTTGACCCATATTCATGTATAACTCAAGATTTTTTGAGTTGATGACTAATTTATCGTTTGATACGGAATAATCAACACCATTAAAGTTTGCGTTATTTTTCCTTGTTCCTGTTTGGTTTACTACCCAAGATTTCTGATTATCAGAAACTCTTCTTAATGTATAACCAACATTCATATCTGGAAACTTTCTAAGATTATTCATATAATCTTGACCAAAATTGAATGGTTGTAATTTTGTAATTAAATATGGATTTGACCCACTGAATGATGAATTTTCAGAATCAACAACTTGTACTGACCTATGTTTTGCAGTTTGTTCAAACCAACCAGAACCCTTTTGGAAAAAGTTATCACTTGTTTGTTGTGGACTTTTTGGATAACCTTCACTATCAACACCATAATCCTCTAAAGTTGTATTGACTAATTTGATTAAACCACTGTTTGTATACCCCGTATATTGAACTCCTTGAATTTTGAAGACGTTAGTTCCATCTAACGTAGGTGTTGTAACATATTTTGTTCCACCTGAAATGGTAGCGTATTCTTCATTAAATTTATCAACATTAATTTTAGCATCTGCAACATAAACAATCTCGTTAAATTCCAATAAAGCTTCGGGGGCACCAATAAATCTCATTACATACTCTAAAGACTGTCTCGTTCCTTTAGTTTTATACATGTATGCCGCATTCAATATTAAGTTTCTATAATATTGATAGTTTAATTCAGTTGGTGACGGTGTATTTGTTTGTCCAGGATAAACCTGTTGTGGTGTTGGGTTGAAGACTGATTTTAAAAAGTCTTCATTTGTGTTAGGTGAAATATTTGGATTTATACCTAATGTCTGAGCTAAATTAAAAAGTAATTGTGACGGTATGTCATTACCAACTTGATAATTAACTGATGTCATGTACGCTAAACTGTCTATGAATTTTTTTACTTCGTCAAAACTTCTACCATAAATTTGTAAAACTTTTTCAACTTTTTGGTCTGTTGTATCAAATTCTTTAAATGACCCCGTTATTAAAAATCTACTAATTAAATTTGTTTTATATTCGTCTAATCTTTCTGAAACTAATTGTAATCCATCAAGGTATTCTGTGAATATACTTGATTGTATATCTAAATTCCAAACACCACCAATAGGCCAATTTAAAGTCCTATTATATTGAGTATAAACACCATCACTATCATATTCAGGATAAGAAAACGTAGCACTATATTTTGGTGTCGTATTTTGGTTTAGTAAGAATTTTTCAATTTCATCAAAATCATTTGCAAATATTTGTTGAGTTTTCTCATTATTTGGCCTAATCACTAAAGTTTGTGTTGATGCTGTTGCGCCACTAAATACATCACCTTTAACAGTTATAGTTAAAGTTCCACCTGTTAAGTTTGGTGTTGGGGTGATATCAGTTAAAGGATATTCGGTTTGTAAATTATCGTAATAAAGGGCGTAACTTTCGTATTTAGTTGTAAGTGCTCTAATTGGACTTATAGGAAATGGTCTCACTTCTAAATTTCTTTCAGCGTTAACAGAGTAATCAATTTCAAATGGGTTTCTAAATAACCTAGTATTCATATCAAATGTTGTCTCATCATTTGTTGAATTGTAAACAATATTAAAGGCGGTATAACCTGTGAATAAACTAGATTGTTGGTTGTTGTAAACCTCTATTGCCGCTGGAAAATTATTAATTATTTTAATTGCGGATGCTGATAATCTTTTTGCCAATGAACCATACAGTGAAAAACTAGTAATTTGTGATAAATCAAAATTAGGGTAAACTTTGAAGTTCTGTTCTATAATTGTTTTAGCCTCTTCTATACTACCTACATTAAGATTTTCTAATGTGTATGGTTGTGAAAAAACACCCGTATCAAAATTTCTATTTGTTTTTTCATAAATGGCACTTGTAAATTGAAAATTACCCTGTGTTAATCCGCCGGCATCAGTAATCTGAACTCCAACAAGATTATCTGCGAAAGTATTAGTTCCAATAGGTGGGTAAAATATTTTATTTGCCATTAAGTAATAATATTTGTAAAGTTTTTACTAAAGTCTATATTGTTACCTCTATCTTGTCTAACTTCATATAGTAACTCGTTAAAGTTATCTCTAACTTCAAATAAATTGTATTGTTTATAGATGTTGTTATTACTATCGTATAAAGTATAAATTCCATCTTCCATACTTTTTGTTTGATTACCGTAAAGAGCAATTGCGATTGTATCTAAATCGTAATCCGCCATTTGAATATCAATCGTGATTGGATTGAAGAAAGTATTAGTTACAATAATATTTTGATTTGGTTGACCAATAAATGGTGTTGCCGTTGGTTTGTTTGTAGGTGATGATGATGGTGACAAAGTACAAAATACTAAATCGCTACCAGCATCAACATATCTATATCTTATTGTTTTTTGTGATGAATTAATTTGTTCTGTTACTATTGGTTCACAAAAAAATGATGATGTTATTATTCTATAAAAGTTAGGTATCTTACTACCATCATTATTTAAGTATTCAACTCTAAACCCAACTAATCCTTGGTTTGTAAATTTATTTCTAAATTGTGATGGAACATCATTAAGATTTATAATTATACCTTTTACATTAGGAAGTGCGGATAATACGCCACAGTCTGTAATTGATGTTCTAATTTCTGCAGGTTTAATATACAATGTGTAAATTCCTTTCTTATTGAATTCACTTGCGGGTAATTTTAAATTATAAAGTCCACCTAAAATTTCAACACCAGCATTACCACCTGTATCAGCATTGTGAAAATAAGGTGTTAAAATACTTTGTGAGTTTAATTTTTTAAGTAAAAAATTATTCGTAACATCCCTACTTGGGGTGTAATGTAATATTATATCAACATCTGCCGGTGATACGTCTGAAGGTCTTACAATACCATAAGTTCCTAATGCCATTTTTTTATTTTATAAATAGTTTATCTATATTTTTATGCCGTATTAATTTTAAAGAAACCATAACCGTATCTTTCTAAATCTCCAATATTATCAACTTCACCTAACCTTTCAATTGATTCAAAGGCGCTATATTTTCCTCTTTCAACATACACATCAGTTTGAATTTGTGGTGCCATTACAAAATCAAGTAATTGTTCGTTTTTAACAATCATTGATGTGTCAAAATCATTAGCGGTTAAACCATTACTATTCATAACATAGAATGTTTTTCCATTAGGTAAATCGTAATAAGTTATTGATTCAATTGTATATCCTGTTATACCATCTATAACTGAGTCAATTTTACCATAAAACTGATTATTTTTTGTAAAAATATATCCAACAGTAAATGGATTTGAACCATACCTTTTTAAATCTTGTATTTTTGATTTTGTAAACCCTGACACAACAAATGGTGTTGTCGTCCAGTTAGACGATGCTTGGTACGATGGGTTGTTATTACTATCTAACGGATAAATGTAGTTATACGCAATTGGTGTCCCGTTCCAACTTCCTCCTTGAGGTGTAAAAGATATAAAACCATTTGGGTTTGGTGTGAAAGCCGGAGCCAAAGGTATTGTTACAGGTTTAGATACAGTTGTTAATCCAAAAGGATTTGAGCCCGATAAAGTTATTGTATAATTTCCAGCATTTTGATATACATGGGTTATTTGTGTCCCTGTTAGTTGTTGGAATGCCGAATTATCTCCCCAATCAACTACGTAAGTACTAAAATCTAAGTAACTAATAGTAAAGTCGCCAGATGTATTATATAGTGTTAGTGAATATAAATTAAGTGGCGTTGTTGCCGAATACAGAAAATTAGTAACCACATCTTTTTGACATAACAAACCATCAAATTCTGAATAATAACCTACATCATTATATGTTTGTGTTAACATAATAGGTATTGTTAACCCTGTAAGTAATGAATAACCGTTTGTTCCACCACTTAAAATCTGTGACATACCAGAATAAATCCCAACGTTCTGAGTTACCGAAGTAAAGGGTGTTGAATTTGTTGGCACACCATTACTTGGCAAATCATAATAAGTCTTTGCGGTATAAACTAAATTAAAAATATCATTTGATAATACTTCAGGCGATATTCTAAAACTATATTCTTCAGCTTCCATTATGGGTTTACGTATTCGTACCAAGTTATGGCCTCATTTGCCGTTTGACCAACACCTACTCTAACTTGTGTTGGCGATTCTCTATATATTTTATATTCGTAAGTACTATCATCTAATACTACCGTATAATAGAAGAATTGTTCTTTATCAAAATTAAATTTAACAGGACCCGAAAAACCTGATTGTGGTTGGTTAATCATTCTAACAAACTGTCCTATTTTAGCATTGAAGAATTTACAGGACATATAAAATGTTGTTCTTGCTATGTATGATTGGTTTCTTAACCAATAAAAAAAGAAACCTTCTTTATCTTGTCCCACATAATCTAATATGTATTTTGGTTTTTTAACCATGACATTTGTGGGGTTTAATGCCGGTCCTATTGTTCCAGGTTCTTTGAGTCCTTGTTGTGTGGGTAATATAACACTAAACATTATTTTTTGATTTTCAGTAATTTTACTGTCATAAAAATCTAATTTGAAAAATGACCCTTTGAATGAATTTGAAAAATAATATATTTCAGAATCTGTAAAAGTAGCATATTGGTAATCATCTAACCAATCACCGATACTAGGTGCGTTTGTATTGAAATTTGTTGGTAGGTTTGGATTAAAGAAATTAAAAATATAATTTATTTCGGTTTTTTCAGGATTTGAATCCCATGGGGCGTGTGCAAATCTACCAATCTCAAAGTCTTCAATACCGTTTATTAATTGTTGGACCGCGTTTGTTTCAAACTCTTCAACACCTTGTTCTCTACCCTCCATATCAAAACTAATATTAATAGGAATATTAATTTCGGTATCGTTTGGGTTTAATGAATATCTATAATAATTACTCACAGTCGTCTGTTGTAGGTTGGTTTATAATTGTTGTAACAATTTCGTTAGTTCTTTGTGTTGGTTTTTGTAAAAACAAAACTTGTTTGTATGGATAATGGGACCCGTTAACAAAAGGGTAATCTAAACCATTTCCATCTGAATCTATAAAACCAAAACTATAAATGTCTCTCCAAATAAATGCTTCATTGTAATTTGAATACCATGCATAACTTGGTATACCGTCAACTTTATTTTTTGATGCAGCCTCTATATAATTACTATAAACTCTAATTGGTATTGAGTGATGTGGTTCGTAAACATATCCACTTGGTAAATTTAATGGTGAATTATCAGAAAAATATGAACTATTAAATGAATACTTATGATACATTGGTGAAATAACATATTCTTTTTGTTCGATAAAGTTGTATTCACAAAAATCTCCTTTTATTGTTGACCCAGTTGTTAGAAAGTCATTAAAATAAAATTTTTGTCCACTTCCTGCTGGTTGTTCATAATTAGATAAAGGTATGTTATCTTTATTATTAGTTGATGTGTGGTCCCACCATGCATCAACAGAATTTGATAGGAAGTTAAATCCCCAACCAATGTCGATACCCGTAGGTTGGTTATTTGAATTAATAGCAGGTGGATTGAACCAACCCATATAACCTCTTTGTATAAATGATAAATAAAGTTCAGTTATTGGTTTTCCGTTATTATCTTTTAATCCCGCAACCTGTATATCTTTATTTAATACAAAACTAAAAGTTTTAGAACCTTCTCTAACCGAAACCCTCTGTGTGTTATTAGGAGTAAGTGCCGAGTATTCTATTTTAGATTTAGTATTAAATGGTATGTTTTCAAAACCCGCTTGTGTTATATTAAAATCGTCATTAGTTGATAATACTTTGTGTAGTCTTATGTAATAAATTGATTTTGTTTCGGCACTATTTACGATGTTTGTAATTCTTTTAAAAGTCCCGTTTAAACCTGTTGTTGTTTGATTTGTTGGGTATTTTAAATTAAACACTGAAAACACTTTTTCTTCTGAGCGATACTGACCATCACCTAACCCAAAAACTTCAAAAACTTTTTTACCACCAATACCTCCAGGTAATGCCGGCATATTAATTTCAATCCACTCACCAACATTAAGATTATGAGCAACACCACAATAGAACAATAAAACATTTTTACCATTTATTGTCCCTGTGGTTAAAACAAATGGAATGCCGTCTCCTGAATTAAAATTAACAGTTACATTAAACTTTTCAGATGTGTAAGCCATAGGTTGTGTTGTATCACTACTATATGGATATGTTAAATTCATCATCCAATTATATGATGTTGCACTTTTTGTTACAAAACTTCTATGTCCTGTAATCGCAGTATACCTTACAAATGTAAATTCATCGTATTGTGGATACCCTTCCCATGGCACATTTGGGTTTGGTGGTGTATTTAATGTCGCATTGGCAATAGCATTGGTATAATAAAGGATGTTTCTATATGGTGTATAAGTTGTTTTACCTGAAAGTGTGTTTTGAAATATATTTGTTAATTTACCAGAAATTCTAAACTTGTCGCTATTTTGTCTTTCTGTTTCAAATTGGCTCGCCAAATTTATAGTTATTGACCTGTCACCTTCAACCATAGTTCTTCTATCCCCAATAAGTGGTGGTTGAATCCAAATGTCTTTGTCAGTATTACCTGCAAATTGTTTTGAACCTAAAACTATTTGTATTTCGTTTTGATTAGACATCTTGATTAAAAATATATTTAGTTATGTATCTGTTCATTACACTTTTACCTTTAAATAAACCAAAATAAAAATGGTATGGTGCCCCAACAACAAATTTATCATTTTGTCCCGGTGGGAATGTTGCAGTATTTCCATTACTATCTGTATTATAGATATATCCTTTCTTACCGTAATTTGTTGTATTAAAGTAATTTGAGAATGGTGCTTGGTAAAAACTCATCGTTTGGTATTTTTGTTTATAAAAACCTGAACCTTGTAGACCTGTTTGCCATTCGTTTTCATCAGAACCAAATATGGTATTGGTGTTCGCTAACTTCCATAAATAAAACGGAACTTCCTGAGTTTTAGGATAACCAAAATAATTTGTTAGTGTTGGTGTAAATGTTGTAATACCAGGAGTTAGTTTAATTCTGTTTTCGGTATTACCTGTAAAGAAAACACCAACTAACGCATCTCCTGAACCAGCAACATATAATGCATCGTCATCATAAACATCATCACTAAATCCTTCAACACCATATTCTGAGTTAATACTAAATAATTGTGCAATGTCACCGTCAATTCTATCTTCACTTCTTGAGAACATTCTATTGATTGACGCATCACCAATACCTAACATTTGACCTAAGAAATTGGAATTTATCAATCGTGAAATAATAAACAATTGTAATAAATCTGAGGTATCATTAAACGATGTAGATTGGAAAGTTTCCATTAGATACCCTTCAAATTGTGGGTTAACACATATTTCTTTTGTAAATTGGTCTCTTGGTCCTAAATCCATAATTGTTGTTGGAAAATATAAGTTCCTTTGATTCATACCTCCATATCCTGCAGGTATGAATGGCGTTAATGGTGCTAGTTTTCTTTTTGGTACTTGACCAACAAATTCATTACCTGTATAAGGTGTTGCTCGATAATACAATCCATTTGTTTTTCCTTCAGCATAAAATATTGGTCCTTGTCCAGGTCTAAATACACTATCGTAACTACCACAGAATTGATATTTTTTGGGCTGTCCTGTAATATTAAAAATTGTTTTTTTCTTAAACGAGAACATATATAAAGAACCGTTTACCCAATTATTCTGAAATACTTGTGAGAACACCCCTCTACAAGCACCAAACATCATTCTAAATCTAGCTTTCCACTCAATAAAATACTTAATGTCTTTAGGTATTGATATTATTAAAGGTTTGTCCACAAAATAATAACATCCACCACTTACACGTTTATTATCTAAGTTTGCATCACAAGGGTCATTAACCCCAAAACTAGTACCCGTACCACTATAACACTCTAAAAGGGTTAGGTTTTCACATTGTAATGAACCAATAACAGCATCTGTAATAGCGTTAGAAGTATCGCCTGTTAAGTCCGCTAAATTGTTAGTTGTGTCAGTAGCCTGTAATGAAACAAAAGGAGAAACTATACCATTACCCTCATCATCAACCAAATAAATCGCAAAGTTGTCGTTAAGATGTAATGAATATGATGTGTTACCACTTGTTTGTGTTTTTGTAGAAGTTGGTAATCTATCGGACCTTAATACCAATCTATTATTATTAGTAATGTTGACATTTACATTTAATTGTAAGTGATATGCTGGCGACATTAATCTTGCTTGCATATTGGGGTTTACAACCGGGTCAAATGTTGTTCCAATTGGAATACTTGATGTTAATAACGTACCTCCCTCTATATTACCTTGCCCAACAGACGTAGAGTTGGTATTATTATATTGAAAACTATAGTTATTGGCCGTGTCACTTACCGCACCTCCATTACCAGTAAAGTATCCTAAATTATAAGCATCATTATTAAATGACTTGTGGTTTGTTTGACTTTTATCTGTCGAGTTGTAGTAATAAACTGAATTATTTGTAAATGAAGTAAATTGTGTAGGGTCCACTGTAAATCCATATGGTTCAAAATATAAATGAGCCCCATTGTATGGTGAAGTTGTTGTATTATCTGTAACTTTATGCGTTTGTGGTGTTACATAAGAACTATACCAAGGATATACTCCTTGATTAAATGATAGGGGTCCTGAATTTGCTTGTATTGGAATATTCAAGTAAAATTCACCTTCAATTATTGGCCCCGAGTTAAATGAATACCCGAACAGTTTTGATAGGTCATATCTAATATTTTGTTTTTGAGTATATGGGTCAACACCCCTATTCAAAATTAATATTTCCATATCTTGAAATCCATCTAAAAACTTAATTGGAAATATGTAATCAATTTGAGTTATAAGTGGTTGTAGTCCGTATTTGTATGTTTGTGTTTTATTGAAAAGATATTTGTTTAAAAGTCCTGATGTTCCGTTTGTTAATCCTGAGTATTGTTGAACTGTAGACCCCGTCAATAACTGAAAATATTCAGTCCCGCCTTTAAAATTATATTCTTTACCATTTTCAGTTATACTTAATTTTAAAACTCCTGATTGAACGTTACCATTCGTATCAACCCAATTAAATTGTTTATTATATAAATTATTAGGGGTATATGGTGTTGACCCTGTTACGTTAGTAGTGTTGAATTGATTTGGGGTAGATAATCCCGTTAAATTGGGGTCATTAATAGTACTCAAATCTGTGAACGTTAACAGTTGGCCTGGTTGAATATTAGATAATGTACCGTTATCGCAAAATAATATAAGAACACTATCATCATATGGTGTTGAAGGGTCAACTAAATTTGTTGTTGGGTTTGTATTTCTCACTGTAACTTTAACGTGATTTTCTCCATCAAAATATCTTTGTCTAACATTAGCTAAATTCATAGATTGAGCTAAATGAACATCATACCCTACTATTGTTGGTCCTCCTTGCACCAAATATTGAGTAACAGGAGTTTTCAATAATTTATCAAAATTATTTCCTAAATTTTGTGCTTGATATCCAGCATATGCCTGTCGTATAGCATTATTGAATGTTTCGGCATTACCAGACGAAGAAGATAAAACACTATTGTATGAACTAAATGATGATATAGAATTTAAATTCGCTAAAGGACTAAAATTACTTGACGATATAGCAATAGTTGCAGTTTGTTGGAATGCGCTTTCATCTTCAGGTAATGTTACGTCTTCACACGGACAAGCCTCACAGTCTGGATAAGACATCATCGGTAATGATAACCTTTTAAATGGGTTATCTTTACCTAAAGGTGTAATGTTTTGTTTTTTACAATCTTCTTTTTTTAACTTCGGTGATAATGCGGCAACAACTATACATATAGAATAAATCACCGTATTAATAATCCATAGTAAAATATTGATTATAACCCTTAATACGGGATAAAGGAGAGCTAAAACATGTAATATAGTAATTAAAGATACAAAAACCGGTGTAAAAATCGTAACAAATAAATTTAATATAAACACCAAGAAATCAAAATTTCTAACACCATCATTAACAGGAAACTTATTAATTGTATTAACACAAGTTCTATCAGTGATGTCCTTAATACCTAAATGTCTTAACCTATTTGAACCCCATTTCCATCTATCGACTAATCCGGATATCGTATACACTTTATTGTAGTTGAACTCGTAGAATCTATCTTCACAATTGATAGCTTCTTGTATCATTTGTTGACCAATTGTTGTTGTTGGGTCTCCATATTCATTCCAATCTAAACTAAACGCATAGGAGTATAACTGAGCATTGGTATCGGTAGGTCCGTCTTCATTATTAGACGACCAACCCCATTCTTTAACATTAGGAACAAGATAATCACCACGCATAATACTATTTTCCATACCAGATTCGTTTTGGTATTGGACTCTAAATCTATATTTACCTTTTGTTGGAATCCCGACTGCAGGGTCATTTGATAAAACTTGTTCTCCAAATTCATTAGTTGTCACATAGTCTAAGTTCATAGGAACTTCAATTAACCATGTTCCGTTGTCGTCAATTACTTTACCGCCTTCAGGTAATGTGTATTGTTCTAAAACAGGTCTTCCATCATTATCGTAATTAATTGTTTGTCTAACCGCTAAAATTCTACCAGGAGCTGTTACTAAACTACAAAGATTACCAGTATCTTTTCCGGGTTTACAATTTGTTTTTAAAAAGTCTTCATCGGCGGATGAAAAAACAGAACCCATAAAAACCGCATGAGGTTTAATATCAATTCCAAAATCTCTTAAATCGAAATCAGCTCTTGTAATACCAACATTACATAACTCCGTTTCACCCCAAAATGAAGTGACATCAACATCTTGTTTAATATTAACAAGTTGGGGTAAGGAATTTAAATCTGTCGATGATTTGAATTGGTCTCCGTCAAATTGTTCTGCGGTTGCCAAACCCGCTCTAATTAAATCTGCAGGTCTTAAAGAAAAACAACCTATGTTTGATAAATCTAAATCTAAAATTAATGTTTGAATTCCAAGTGGAGCTCCAATAATCATAAAGTCACCACTTTCATTTGTTTTTACGGTAAACTTATAATATTTTTCGTATACTTCTAAAACTTCAGTTCTTGTTAAAACATCATTTTTATCAGGAAAAGTTCCTGTTGGCGTATGTCCGTCATACTCTTTAACGTATGGTAATAAATTATATCTATAACCATCTTCATTTTTTTGGTCTACGTTTTTATAGGGATATAATGTAGATATTACTGGGTCATTTTCATCAATAGCATCAAGAGGAACAAATATAGATACATTTGCATTTGGGACTCCGTAACCACCATTAACTATTACCCTACCAGCAACTACACCATAATCAGCACAAAACCTAGTATAAACGTCTTCTTGTCTTAATTTTAAAGATAATATTTCTAAAAAATCAAAATCCTGAGTGACGTTAATTCTTATACTTCTTTCTTTTCTTCCTGGTGTTGATTTTATCCTATAACTTTTGGTCATTTGCTCTTTTAAAATAAATAGTTATTTTACCCATTTTAAAAATAGGTAAGTAGTTTAGGAAATAAATAATCTTAGGAGAAATCTACGGTCGCAAGATTTTTAACATATACTCGTATGTCTTTATTATCAAAACGTATTTGATATATCTGTGACGGTTCAGCGTAAATATTATCATCAATTAATCTAATCTCACGAGTAGCCTTATTAACATACATTTGCGATGTTTCTGATGTTGAGTATTGCCCACCGACTAAGTTAAAAACTTGTAAATTAGATAAGCTTAACACACCAGCGGTGTTTTGAATTAATCTTCTTACATCTGATATGTTTACATTTTGACCCATGTCACGATTACCAGGTGTCATATAATTTGCAACTTGATTAATTATCTCGGTAATTACCTGACCTCTATTAACATTTGATTCTACAACCACGTAAATGTCAAATGCTAAATCAATAACTTTAGCAACGTCAATCTGGATATAATCATTAATCATCCTATATTTTGAAAGGTAAGTCGCTAAGTTTGTTTTAAGGTTATTTGAAACTGTCTGCGTTAATTTACCATTTTCATCGTAAGCTAAAATCTGAATTGTAATTTTATTATCCAACTCGGTGATTGCTACTTTTGCCGGTGCACCAAATTTACCAGGCATCGTATCAATTAAAGATTTATAATCATTTACCGTAACCGCCCTTTTTTGTGCCGCAAAATTAAAAGTCACCATATTTCTTACTTCTTCAGTTGTAGGTGGATTTGCCCCTCCAATCGCAGCAGTAACATTATTAACCGTTAAAGAATCTACTACGTTTGAATTAATTGAAACGGATGGTCCATTTACTGCGAAATCAACAGTACCTACTTGATTAATAACACCAACACCAACGTTTGATGCCAAACCACCACCAGTTCTATATTGAACAAAAAGGGTTGTGTTTGGTTGAACTGTTAAACCTAAACCAATATTATTTTGATAATTTGCTAAGTCTAAGTTTATACCCAATTGAGCAAAGTTCGCTAATTGTATATTTGGAGTTGTTGTTCCACCGCCAAATTGAACTTTTAAGAATCCTTCTGCTGTGTATTCACTAATGAATCTTCTATCAGTTTTAATGTATTTTCCAACTTTAACTCCTGCATTATCAACAGGTTTAGTCGGGTCTTCTATAAAGACAGTATCTTCAGCAAGAGCATCAACTTCATACCACCTATTTGTTGATGTTGCAAATTCTGTGTAATCGGGGACATTTGGGTAGTTAGTACCATCTTTTTGAATTATAGAATTAATTCCTAATACGTTTCTTTCAGGTAAAAAGAAATTAAAAAATGGAACCACGTCAGATGGATTTACTACTCTTTTAAAAACTTTTGTTGTCCCATTAACCACAACTTCTTGCTTTGTGATAACATAATTAATAATGTTTTGATTAGCATCAAAAGTTGGAACTTTAGTTCTGTTAACTTCACCTTCTTGGTTATATTGATTAGAAAAGTCAATATCATAAACTGTTTCAAATGTAGTTCCTCCACCATTAAATTGTGAACCCGCTCTTAATATTCCTAAATATCTATAATCTTCAGCATCACCTAATGGTGGAACAGTAATTGAAATATTAACTACAGCAACCGATGGTCTGTATCCTGGTATTTTTAAACCGTAAGTTCTTGCAATATTAAAGATTGATGACTTCTGTTGTGCATATTGTAATACCGTTTCTTGTATACTTCTATCGATATGAAAATGTAAATTATCAGCAACAGCAGCATTTAAATCCATTAAAACAGAAAACACGGATGCATCGTTAAAATTTTGAACGAGTTCAGGGTAATACTGTTTAGTATAATTTATTAAACCATCTCTGATTGATTCAAAATCCCTATCTGTATAGTTAATTTTATTATTAGCCATATTATATGTTAATTATAACGAATTGTCGACTACCAAACGCCCTTGCATCGTTTGTATAATCAATTTTTATTTTTGCACTATATTCTGCGGTGTTTGCTCCCGGTATACGATAAATACTAGCCTGACCCAATAATTCATAGTCCAATTGTCCTGCAGTTTCACCAGCATCGGTATAGGATTCTATAGTAATACTATTGATTGTGACATTTGGTATGTATTTTGAAATTTGTTCTGTTATTTCAGATTTAATCTCTTCAAAAGTCGCTCCATCAAGAGGTTCAAAAATAAATTCATATAATCTAGTACCAAAATCAGGTAAAAAATATCTTGACCCTCTTCTCGTTAATAATAAATGAACAATGTTCGCCCTTATTTCTTCATCCGTAGTTTCAGTTAATTTTAAATAATTACCTTTTTCACTTTGTATGAATGGAAAATTTATACCATATGTAATTCCGTTAGCCATATTACATAAATATAGTGTCTCGATATTTTCAATAAATAGTTATAAAATA